CTGTCTTGGGTCTAACTTCTTCCCGCCCAAGGATGCATTCCCTAACATAGAAGTATTAATAGCATATCCATTCTCTACCATCTTGGCAAGAGAGTTCTGATACCTTAAGAAGGTTATCTCTATCTGGTCAAGAATAGGAACAAGTCTTTCCATAATAGAGGGCTGTAGTAACTGCTCTACATGGAATGTAGATTGTGGTTTGGAGTAATTCTTGCGTGATGCCATCTTAACGACACCCCAATCATAACAATAATCTGTACCAATAACCCATGTACACTTTCTTTTAAGTCTCACGGACAGTTTCTTAACACCAGTTTTATCTTTGTCGGTAAAATCTAAGTCTTTTACTTGTGACCGTCCATAGCGATCTGTATAATATTTTCTCTTTTTAACGTCAATATCAGTCCACTCTGCCTCAAATATCGGCACCTTAAAACCATCATACCCATAAGCCCGTGTAGATGGGTCAAGCATACTATGCCGGATTTCCCATCCTGATGAAGGATTCCCATAACGTCCCACGCTTCCCTTCGCAAGATTTTTCCATACATTTTCGTCAACGTCTGGGAATATTCTTTTTAGTTCAGATATTGTCACGCCATCCTCGGGATAATATCCATGAAAATCAGCATCATTATAATCATGCTCATGTGAAAATTGTACTACCAGTCTCGCTGGATCAATCCACTTTTGTTTGAACTTATTGTCCTCGGAATCGAAATAATCCCTTACCGCGCCATAGCCGATACAGATAAGGTCATCTATGACTTTTTTGCGTGTGACAGTATCCCATGGACTAGGGTTTAACTCAAAGGTGTAACGCAACATCTTTTGCATAGACCTCGCCACGGCAAGTTTGAACCCGCCCTGGGCTTTCATCATCTCAAATTCCTGTACTGATTTAGGGTAATAGGTCTGCTCGTCTATCGGTATGCCCGCTTTTATCTTGTATTCATTCTGCCATCCAAGATTTAATCCTTCAGAGAGTTTAAGATAGGCTTCATTATCTTCTATATCTTTACTTTCAGGGTCTATGACATCAACATAAAGGTCTGAGTCCTGTTTGTCGAACTGTCCATGCAGACTGTCCAAAATTGTGGGCGCCGGACTGATGTTATCAAAAATCATATTGTACCATCCCTCTTTTTTAGCCACACGAGACAAAGGTGTGCTGTCAAAAGAGTCCACCGCAATGGTAGAATCAGTATTGGTAGTATCCGTAGTAAGCCATGTCTTATATTTAGACACATCCTGGCGACCTAATGAATAAGACCGCCAAGTGTCAAAAGCAGTGTAACTATTAATACCAAAGGCGCATTTACCACGACAAAAAAGACCATATATATATTCTGCGTTATGTCTGTGATATTCCTCTAATTTCTCTGCCGGATTGATATTTTGGCTTGGGCGTGCCTTTTCATTATTTTTGTAAGCATCCAAAACAGGAATCATCTATGCAATGTTTTAATTTGTTGCAAAGTTACAGATTATTTTGGATAGTATAAAAAAGGGAAGCCCCGGGAAAATATCACCAGGGCTAAATCATTTTTCCTGTTAAGATAAGGTGACTGATCGGTTCACTATTGCATTCAACAGGTTCTATCCTATGATTCACCCGATGCTCCGAGTGTGATGGTGCTGTTTTTATGTACACTATGGACAGCTTTTTTCCTATGTTTCCCGCCTCCATCCTTTAACGGGTAGTTTCTTTAAATATCTTTCCTAATTTCAAAAAAAGTTCTTTAATATCATTGGTGGGATTGGCTTGTACTTCGCTACACCCACAACGGTTTGTTGTCACAAGCCGGTAAAAGACTACTCAGTTTCCTTGCATAATGCTACCCAGTATAGTTTTTTTTAGGACTCCTTGCAGAGTTACAGCTTTCGCTACGGTGATTCTCATTTCACTTACAGTATTTGCGTCTCGATTTCCGCCACAATGACATCAAAGAACACCACAAAGATAAAAACTATTTTTGATATTTCCAAATTTATTTTTAGAATAACCCATCTATGGGGATTGTTTCGTTATTAGAATCGCCAAGTAGTTCCCTATAGCGGGACTTACTACCCAATAACGCCATGCCAAAAGCCGTTTTTAAATCAAGTCTCGTGAAATCTTCCACGCCCTTAAATGACTTTATCTCATTAAGCAAATCATCGTGGTTGCATTTATGTCCGTGGAATTCTATATAATCCTTTATTTCCCTCACCATGTCTTGATTAGTTTCTGTGGCATTGTATCTCCCCGGCAAGGACTTCCTTTTACCAGTTACCATGTCAATATCATAAAGCCCATATCCGCCAAAGCCCCATAGGAACATCTTCTCAAGTACTGCATCTACATTCTGCTCTGGATATATCATAGCACCAAAATATTGTGCACACATAAATATATCCTTAAAATATTCCTCTTGAGTGGGCGGTCTATAGCGATAGGTACACACGGGCTGAAAACTGTCCCAGTCTTTCTTGGCCTTATTACCATCCGTACTTGCATCATATTCTCGTAAAACAGCAATACCACCATCGGATTGTCGCGAGTTAGATAATGCTCCACTTATTTTACTTATATTTTTGGCATCTATAGCCTTTAAGTTACGAAATGGGTCACAACCGAGAGTAAATCTCTGTCCATTAATAGGGCGCCATGATGGAACTATCTTTTGACTTAACCCGTCCCACACCTCTATCTGCTCTCTTTGATTAATTAATTCTGGTGAAATATTAATAGACATTCTAAATTTTACTTTATCTGAATTATCCTGCCAAAACACCCTATCACCAAGATTCCCGCTTTCTGTATAAAAATAACCCATCCTGTAGGGGGGCTTTTCAAAAGAACGCATCTTATTAATCTCGGCAAGACGTTTATCTATTATCTCAAGATTATAACCCACATTACCAGCGGTGCCAAGCCAACACTCAGACCATGTAAATGGTGACTTGCGCCTTATACTTCGATACAACTCTAACGCCTCTGGCGTATTCGTAAGTAATAACGAATCTCGTTCCGCCTGCATTACCTCCCTGGCTCCCTTGCCACTTTTGGCAAATATGGCGTTCGGAGATAGGCGCACCTGCCTTTCGGTGGGGTTTTCTATTACAGATTTACCAAATCTATCTATATATCCTTCCATTCTTAGGTAGGCAGGAAGAAATATTCTCGCAAAACCCTCTACTGTCTGCCCCTTTATTGGGATACGAACATAAAAGTTAGATAAATCACATAATTTTTTATAGGGTGCACCACTACCCTCGATTTGTTCCACTGTGCTTGGATTTTTGGCATAAGCCCCCTTAAGAATATTTACCCCCATGCCGGTTGACATAGTATATTTGTTTATATGCCATCTCTCAAAGATATCTGCCGTGGAATTAAAACCCTTTCCCTGCTCGTCATTAAGTACACCGTTAAGTCGTTTGCCTTCGTTTTTAAACAAACCGGAGCTATCACTATATGTAATAGAACTTCTGAGCCCCCGTACAATATAATGGTTCGGTGGTGCATCTAATCTTAATATTTTTGGCCGCCTATTCCCCTCCCACATAGGCTTAATACACATTGGATACTCATCAAAAGCCGGTAAGAGCTTATCTGTATAATACGACCTCGCACTATCGCCCTCAAAAGAAATTATTGTGGCAAAATAAGACAGGTTGGTTATTGCCCCCTTTAGTATCTTATGAACGGCCTCATGTGTTGCACCCGTGCGCCTTGTCTTGGGTTCCACGTCCCCAAAGAACAACCGCCTGCCAAGGTCTTCCATTTCATATTTGCCCTCTTTATCCTTTACCGCACACCCCGATGCATCTACACTCTTAAACGTCTCTGTACAGTCCTCAAGATACCATGCATAACATAACTTACGCCTCACGTCATGCCTGTACTCGGGATAACAAACAGATTCTTGCATGAAATAAAAATTCAAGAAGTCGAAATAATCTGGTGGTATAAAAACAGGCTCACCATCATTATAAAACCAATAGCCATAAGTACGCCACCACCAAATCTTTTCAAGCCATTTAATTTCTTCTTTAAGGTTTTCTTGTTCTTCCTGTACTAACTCCCAAAACCGAAGATAAAACTTATAGCCCTGAATAGTGTCTTGCCTGTTACTTTTCTCTATCTCCGAGAGGTCTTGAAGTGCTTTTTGCTCTATAAGAGCGAACTTCCTGGGTACCTCAACACGGCGGAAATACTGATCATCTTTATTTAGCTTATAACCATCAATGAGTGTTCTCCTTGGGGGCTTCGGCATACTGAAATAAACCGGGGTGAGTGCGTTGTCGCCATCATTTATCACCTCCCATTTCTTGAAATCACCATCACCAAATTGGTCACACGGGGGCTCGTCACCTAAAAAATGTGGCTTATCAATAGAATATTTTTTCCCATAAGGATTGAAACTATCAGGAAGAGTGCCTGTTTTTTCTCTTATATGAACAATATCTTCTGGTCTTAATTTTAATTCTGATTCTACATGAGCCTCAATGTCCTCTTCAAACGAAAGTTTAGACTCTTTCTTCTTTGCCATTTTTCTGTTCTTGTTTAGGCAAAGATAATAACTTTTGGCGGACTTATAATTAGAGACCCAAGACGGAGTCGCACCGTCCTCTCTTGTTTTGCAAACAAGACTCTGTACTCTTATTGGGTCTTGGTGGAGATTTTTGGTAACGCACCAAACTCCCTGGTTTTTCAGACCAGTGCTTTCACTTGATTAGCTTAATCTCCGTGGCACACCCGTAAGTAGTCGAAACCTATTCACGTGTTTTGGAGGCACGTTCACTCCCTGAGTTCGGGTGCATTTGCGGAGAGCAGAGAACCCGAGTCCCATCCCTTTCAGAACCTATCGCTTAGCGGGCGTAGGCACTACCTTAGTGCTTTACTCTCCTTAGTGGGACGAGATGGATTTGCACCACCACAGCCGAGGCGGGAGTTTTACAGACTCTTAGGCTCACTAATGCCAAGCCGTCCCTTTGCGGATGGCGTAAGACTCGAACTTACACGCCGTGTTGAGCGACCTACGGTTTTCAAGACCGTCCCACTTAGACCTACTGTGGTTTAGCCATCCATAGTACTCAGGGTGAGACTCGAACTCACAAATCCTTGATCCTAAGTCAAGTTGCTTTGCCAATTTACTACCTGAGCTTTGTGGTCAAGATGGGATTCGAACCCATAAACTCCGCTTTTGAGACGGATACGGTTGCCTGTTACGTCACTCGACCATGTGGGGAACAAGAGATTCGAACTCTCAAACTTGGGGCTTAAACCCAATACGGTTGCCATTTACGTCAATTCCCCATAACAAAAAACCCCGCTTTATAAGCGAGGCTTCAATATATCCTTAGTAGATATAGTTTATCCGCCTCGCCTCAAGAGCAAGAGTGAAAATAAACTATATGAACACCATAGATTTTTCATAATGCCACAAAGATAAACATAATATTTTAAACTACCAAATTTATTTTGTAGTCTCTGATGGAATCGAACCACCGCCCTTTGGATGTAAGCCAAGTACGCTCCC